ACGCGCTCCGGTAGGATATCTAAAGCTCCAGAACGCCTAGAAATAATTGAAGACGTGGAAGACGATTTCGCCGACGATGAATACGATACAGACGACGATGATTCGAGTGATGATGGTTTATCTATTAGATCCGATTCGGACGACGATGATGACGACGATTTAGCCGACTTCATCGTCGATGATGAAGATGAAGATGAAGATGAAGATGAGTTATAACGAGCTTAAAAAAATAAATAGTTTTTATATAAATCATGGAAACTGATATTGGGAATCCAATCGACTATAACCCGGAAATCTTAGATAAAGAAGATGAGATGCATCCCCAACACGCGGAGCCGCAGCAGCAGCCGGAGGATGAATATTACTATTATCCTCCCGCTCCACCTCAAGCCGCGATGCCACAGGTCCAAAAGATCGATTTATTTAATGATTTAGATAAGACTGCTTATATTGTAATATTTGTGGCTTTTATATTGGGATTTTTCATGGGTAAAACAATGCAACCTGTGATCCTCAGGCCTGGGTAAAGTATTGTCGTAATTTACTCTGGTTCTCTTTTATATAATTATAGATAGTGTCCTTTATTGGTTCCTCTTTGATAGAGTCAATTCTCGCAGCCCCATCGTCCGTCGAGACCTCGTTACACACCATGTCCCGGTTAGTTTCCTGAATCTTTCGTTCTTTCAAAACTAACCCGAGTATGACGATGAATATAATAATGGTGATCGCGTTTAAGATAATTGATATCGCGCTCAGCATACTTATATATAGATGATATTAAAAATTACTTGGAGTTTACTTCTTCGCCTTCTTCGACTTCACCGCCTTCTGTGATTTGCGCGTTCGTTGATTCCGCGTCTTTTTCGCGCTCCCTCTGTCTCTCCGCCATTTCATCCGAAACGATTTTATCGGCTTCTTTCACGAGGTCTTCCATTGGAGCGTCCGGCTTTTCCTTCTTGAGCCGCTCGAGCACCTCAGCTGGGTGACTGATCGGCGCTTCGTCCGGTTTGTTGTAGAACTTAGAATTCTCATCACCACCCTTAATAAATGGTGTGTCGGTAAGATTTTCCGATGGTTTCGCCATCATGTCTCGCTTCCGTTCCGCGAACATCTTTGCCGCCATCGCTTGGTTATCCCTATATCCTGTCATGAGCTCTTCTAATTTTTCATTCGTGTAGTGAACGTCGTTGACTGAATCCGCGGTCGGTGGAATCAAAAGCCACTTGTACATATCTACGACGTAGATATCGAAGGTGTCATCTTCCTTTTGGAGCCTCTTTGCGTGATTCGCCGCTTCATCGCGCGTCGAGAAAGCTCCTCGGATCTTAATACCGAATTTATCATTTTTTTGAGGGCACTCCGGTCCAACGATGGATAGACAGGCAAATACCTGCCCAGGTACGGTCGTGTAATCTTGTTCGAGAGACATGTTTATAATTGTACATTGAACCAAAGCTTTAACTTAGTTAAAAGAATGACATCAAATATGATATATATGAGTAGTCGACCATTTTGGGATAACCAACCCGTGTGTGACGCTAGTAATGATAGAATACATTTACCGGGTGGATTTGTCTGGTCCGATGACATTGAAATGAATGAAATATATGAATTTTTATTAAAAAATTATATACGCGATGACCATTTTGAATTTAAATATTCACTTGATTTTATTAAGTGGGCGACGGACCCCGCGTGGTATGTTGGGATTCTAGAAAATAAAAAAATTGTTGGCTTCATCTCTGGGACAGAAATATTCATGCGAGTAAAAAATGACGTGAAAAAGGTGATTCAAATAAATTTTTTATGTGTCGATGAGACCATGCGATCAAAAAGATTCGCACCATTACTTATCTCCGAAATTCGTAGAATCGCAAATACGAGGGGTATATACGAAGCTGTCTTTACGGCTGTTCATGATATTCCGGGTTCGATTACCACGGCGAAATATTGGCACAGACTCATCGATGTGAAGAGACTCAATCAAGCCCTCTTTTCAAACGCCGATCCAAATAAAAATAGCGTCGTCGGTAAATCTAATTTTAGAAAAATGCTCCGAAAAGATGTTCCATTCGTAGTTAATATATTGAAAAAATATTGTTCTCGATTCAAAGTAGCACCAAAAATTACAAAGGAGTATGTACAAAGATGGCTCATGCCTAAGGATGGAATCATATATTCCTATATCGACGATGAAACAAAACAATTCGTATCTTTTTATTCCGTGCCCTACGCGTCTTCCAAGACCGGCATAGAAATCAATCAAGCGTATTGCTTTTACAATACTCCCGATGGTTTCAATGATTCTGTCATATTGGCGAAGAATGCGGGGTTTCACGTGTATAACTGTCTAAACGTCGGTGTATCAGATAACAATTTACTCGCGTGTAAATTCATGGAGGGATCCGGGAAAAATCATTATCATTTTTACAATTGGGACGTCGGTTCGATCGATCGTGAAGATTTGATGGTTAGAATCACCTAAGTAAGATGCTTAAACATAAAAATCATATAAATATAATGGAAGCGATTCGAAAATATCATAACGATGCGAAGCGCGACCTCATTCAATCGACCGCCAGGGAGGGGCAATCAATATTGGATGTTGGCAGTGGCTTTGGTGGCGATCTCCAGAAATGGCGCTCGACGGGAGTAAGTATCAATATGTGTGAGCCGTGTCATGAAGCGTTACTCGAATCAAAGACGCGCGCCAAGAATTTACGAATCCGCGTGAACTTTTATCACGGTGATATTTCAGTCGTACCGAAAAGGCGCTACGATATCATATGTTATAATTTTAGTCTTCAATATATATTCACATCTAAAAAAATATTTTTAGATACGACCAAGCTCATCGCGGATAAAATGAAGGTGGGTGGATCTTTTATTGGGATAATACCAGACTCGGAAAAGATTATTTTTAATACACCGATAAATCATGCATCTGGGAGCTTCTTCGTAATGAAAAACACGTCATCAGGTGATTTTGGTGAGAAAATATTTGTCAATTTAGAGGGAACACCATACTACGCAGACGGCGCGAAGGCTGAACCAATCGCACATAAGGATTTGTTAGTGACTCGCATGGAAAAATTAGGATTTAGATTACACCTCTGGGAACCATTGTGTGGGAATCCTATCTCGAATCTGTACGCGAAATTTATATTTGTTTATAAATAATTTATATATCTAGGTATAGTAGACATGATCCTTATTATACTATTACTTGTCATCAGCGCGTTCATAATTCGAGACGCGCGCGAGCCTACTAAATTAATTGAAGTTAAAGCGAGATACGCGAAACTCAGGGAACACCTCATAAAAACGGATACATTCCCAAACCTCCACAAAATGATTCCGATAACGGCGCACACAGTCGCCTCTGGTGGATCCGTAGGATATAACCTGAATAAAGGTGACGCGATTGGTTTGTGTATCGATGGCAGTGTCAATGAGATCATGCATGTGTTGATTCATGAGCTCGCACACTCGACCGTAAAAAATTACGCACACGATACGAAGTACTGGGATAAATATAAAGAGTTAAGGGATGTAGCGATATCGATCGGTATATATGAAGAGATTCCACAAAAAAGCGATTTTTGTGGTCGACACGTACAGGATAAATAAAATGTATGAGTACATTAAATGGCTATCGAAGGTCCGACGATGGAACTTGTGAAATTTTTCACGATTTGGGTAATTACCATGTTCAGTATCTATATGCCACACTTTTGGAGTGAAGCTGGTCCAACTACTAAAGTTAATTTGAATTTATTACACATCACTATAATTTTACCAGTCCTTCTAAACGCTATCGCGCGCGGGACTCGTGGTTTAGATGCGATCGCGGTCGATTGGGCGTTTCTTATTACAGCGCTTGTTTTGACATTTTTATTCATGTATTCCATAGTACAAGCGGGAGGGGTTGTGAAAGATTCGGCGCGTGACTTTGGCAAGGACAGTGCGAGCACGGGTACGACATTGGGTTTGTCTTTGATGGGATTCATGATCAGTCTCTTTCTTTCTAGATTGGCATACGATGGCGAAATGTATAAACACAAGTATGCGTAGTAATTATCAATTATTCAGAATTTAAATACTTTTTATCAATAATTAACATTGATAAAAATTATGATTTATATGAGATACACTTACATCTAAGCGTAGTTATTAATAATGTAAAACGCGCTCGCCGCGACGGCGCCCGTGGTGAGCAAACCCACCATACTTCTGTGACCTTGTTCATTGAGGAACTGAGGCACGAAGTTCGCTAACTTTTCTTGCACTGGTTTGGAAATCGCGCCCGCGGTGCACGCCGCCACGATCACCGCAAGATATTGCTCGTCTGTCAAGTTGAAAGGATTCTTCTTCTGCGCCTGTTGCTGCTGCTGCGCGGGCTGCGCGCCCTGAGATTGCATGACCATGGGTTGAGTCATCACGATAGGCTGTTGCGCGCGGGGATCATCCATCATCGGTGGTTCCAATGGTAACTCTGGCATTATATCGCTTATAGGAGTCGAATCCATCGGTGGTCCTTTATTTTGGGCAATATTTTTTTCGGGGGTATTCTGTGCGATAAATGTCGTAGACACCGCGTCTTGCAACGACACCATACCGTCACCGGGGTCTGATAGATTCATAGTTCGGACATCGTGTGACATTTAAAATCTATAAATATTTTTTGACGTTTATTATTCCGCATCTACTTTTTTTTAATTATATTAAGAGCTGTCTTCTTCGTCGCTTTCTTGGCATCTGACTCCTGCTGCTCCAGGTACTTTGGATTATATACCTTCTTGTGCATCTGCCAGAGCTGCGGACTCCCCACCTTAAACCCCCGGCGCACTGTAGCTTTATACCAAAAAACACAATCTGTTATCTTGTTAGATTTAACTGTATTATCTAATACGAGACACTCATAGTTTTCCGTACACGCGTCCATAACTTTACAAAACATATCAAAAGATGGGAAAATCCCAAAAAACGACTTATAGAGCTTTTCTCGATTCTGTATTATATTCTCGCGAAGAATGAACACATAGTCTACGTTCGCGCGCAAGGCGGGTGGTAAATCCATGACATATTGCATTGTCAGCATGAAGAAGATCTTCCAATGCCGTCCATTCATAAAACATTGGCGGATACAGGTATCTTTTAAAAATTTAGAATCATACATGCAATCATCTAAAAGCATGAACGCGCCGCAGTTCGTACGCCCCGCACCTATCAGTTTCCTCTGCCTGGACAT